AAAACGGAGCCCATGATGTTGCTGTCCTTTAATGACCCTGAACAAACAGAACCATTGTTGGGTTTTGGGTATGGTACACCCCAGGGGTTGTATGACGTCCAGACCATAGAAGGAGACTGCGGTGGCGCAGTGATCTCCGCTGTGGATGAGAATTTGGTCGGGTTTCATATTGCGGGCAGTCGCGATGTCAACCGATTCATCCCTCTGACAGCCGATTTAAATGCACGGCTGAAAGCCAGTGCCCCAACACTGGCTGCGATGGATTTTCCGTAGTGCCTCCAGTTCCGAGCACACTGGTTGAGCCAGGTGCCGAGTTCTGGGGGCGTTACCCAACGGAATACCAATCCGGATTCCGTCCTAGTGCAATTTTAAGTGATTATCATTGCAAATACCTATCACAGGATTACTTCCCTGTGGTGGGAAGTGTACCAAAGAAGTTTTCCGGCCGCAACAGGCGACACGTTGACATGGAAGTCATATCGTTTGAAGCAGACACAGATAAGCACGTGGACCGGAGTGCGTGGGGGCTACCAACACCTAATATAGAAGCCTCCTATATCTCCTTAGCAAAATATGCTAAGTCAGTTCCGTCATTGGACCCCCAGATGGTTGCCGCAATAAATATCTCAGGCAACTGGATGGAGAAGCACTTTGGCGCCCATATGAGCACAGCACGTGTAAGAACTGTTCCAGAGATTATTAACGGACTAGATAAGTCCACGAGTACTGGGTACCCATGGAACCAGACCTACATTGATAAGCAAGATTTGCTTGATCAATGGCTGGATTTTCCGGAGTGGGTGGAGAAAGATTGGGATGCATTGCTAAATGATAACTACACAGCAATTTTCACCAATTCTCTGAAAGAAGAAATTCGACCCATTGAGAAGATAGCCCGTAATAGCATCAGAACATTCACGGCAGGACCCATTGAGATGACTATCCATGGGAATCGACTGTTTGAGGACATGAATGAGAAATTCTATGCTTCCCACCTTTTAACTGCTAGTGCAGTAGGACTGCCGATACAGCGGGGTGGTTGGGACGCCTTAATGAAGAAGTTGCAAAAATTTTCAGAAGGATTTGAATTGGACGCGAGAGAGTATGACTCATCCCTAAAGCACTTCTTAATGTGGGCAATAGCGCAATTTAGGTGGAATATGTTGAGCGAGGAGTTCAAAACACCAGAGATGCTACAAAGATTGAAAGTGTATTATCGTAATCTTATCTATACGCTTATTATAACAACAGAAGGAGTTCTCGTGTTCAAACAAGGAGGTAATCCCTCTGGCTCTGTGAATACGATAGTGGACAATACATTGATTTTGTTTTGTCTCATAGCTTTTGCTTGGCTTATGAATGCACCGCCAGAAAAGCAGAATTACAACTCGTTTATGGACTCACTTGCCTTGGCCTTGGTTGGTGATGACAACACATTTACAGTGTCTCCTACAGCCCCTTTCTTTAATGCCCAGAGCGTGACAGATGCTTGGGCTAAACTCGGAATAACAGCAACAACAGATTCTTTAGCCGCACGCCCTGTGGATGAGTTGGGCTTTTTGAGTGCCCACACAACTTATATAGATGGTATTGCTGTTCCAATCTATGACCGAGATAAGTTGTTATCTTCTCTGCTATATTCACGCGAAGCAGGAAATCCAACATATACTATGATTCGTATCGGTGGTATAATGCGTATCAGCTGGGCAGATGTAGAAATGCGCCAGTATCTGAGAGAACTATCACAATGGCTAATTAAGAAACATGGCCACAAACTCAACGATGACCCTGAGTGGCAGATCGCAGTAAGATCTATTCCTACAGATAAGGAATGTCGTGAGCTCTTTATTGGGAGACCGGAAGGAATTAAAATGAAAAATCAATCATTGGGAATTAAAGAAAGAAGCAATAGCCCAATAAAAACAATATTCGCGACAATACGCCTACTGATTTTTAAAATAATGCCCGGAAAGATAGTGAAGCATGCCCATAAGAAGGGCCCCGCTCCCAAGAAAGTATGGAAGCCAAAGGCAAGGCAACCAGCCCCGAAAGTTATCGTGGTCCAACAAGCCCCAGCAAGAAAAACCGCAACTAAAAAGCAATTTAAGAAGGCATTTAGTGCTAAACAGCACCTTGGAACCAAGGTTGTAGGTGTGGGTGTGAGAGCATCCCAGCTTGCTGGAAAGACCCCTCAACGTCGCTTAGCCGCCAATGGGTTATCATGTGTGTACACAAGCACTGATTACCTCGGTAGTGTAACGTTGGGTGGCACGGCAGCACCAAACGCAGAAGGGGATATTATCTTTACACAAGTTCTATCACCCTTGTTGGCTGCAAATACGCGCCTCTATCTAGAAGCCCAACAATGGGAACGCTACCGCGTTAAATTGTGGGAGTTTGAATTCTCCACAACGCAAGGCTCTAATGTTGCCGGCCAAGTCCTTGGTTTCGTCGATCCTGACCCCAAGGATGTTTGGACTAACAGTGCAACCAATTTGGAAGCTGCAGCCGCTCAGGGCTACGCTGTTCCAAAACAAGTGTGGGAAAATTTCACAGTTTGCCTGCCCCCAGCTAGGGGTGTTGGCGATTTCTACACTAATCCTGACAACACTGATCCCGCCCGATTGA